TGCGAGTTGAGATTGCTGATGGGTCATACCAAACAACAAGTTTGCTTACTTCACTCTCTGAGTATCCGTTAGCGATTAAGTAAGGACGTAAGTAGACAACAGTAAGTGCGTCTGCAATCAAAAGCATAAGAGGTTCGATATGAGTCTTGTAAAGCGTCTCATCGATTTGTAGCGCATTTGAGTACTTGACATTAGCAAGACCGGTAACAATGTCCTTAGGCACATCTATGCCTTGCAGAATACGTTCTAGAACGCGATCAGCACGCTGAACAAGAGTTGCATCAAAAGAACGCTCAAACTTGAACTGCTTGATAGCATCGCCAAGTTCTGCAGGACCACGAATAATAAGTGGAATAACTGCGCTTGCTGAATCCTCATCCTTAATAGGAGTTGTCATTGCGTCGATAAGTTGCTCTTCAAAATCATCTTGCTGTTCTTCAGCAAGTATTGCTGGATCTAAATCAGAGTCATCTGCGTAAGGGTAGTCAGGAGCTGCGCCAGAGGAAACTGCTAAGCCATCTGGAATATATAAAGCGCCAGCGTTTAGGCGTGAACGCGCAGTTGCGCGGAAAGTACGGTTAAGAAGTAGAAGTTCGGCGCAAAGATCTAGCAGACCGCGCAGTGATGAGTCTGCTTCATCTGAATAGCGTGGGTGTGCTCGCCAAATGCGACCAACAAAAGCGTTGTTGTTAAGTTGCATCCCCTGTCCACCGTTGCCACCGCTGTAACCAGTGCTTGTTGACTGTTCGCGGCGGCCAATAAGGCTGTAGCCACCTTTTTGTCCAGCAAGAACTTCGTCTACAGATTTAATATCCCAAGATTCTGGAATTCCGTATCCTGGACGTTCTGGAACCTGTACTAGGTAGCACTCGCCAGCAACAGAAAGATTGAGAGCAGCATCGCGCAAAAGTCCAGCCTGACCACCGTAAGCGGAATCAAGACGACTTAATGCGCGTTCGGCAGCAGAAGCAAGACTTGGATCAATGTTGGCTGTTGTGCGAACTGATGTAGGGGCTTCTGCAGGATTTTCTACAACAGCCGCGTAAATTCGGATACGCGAGATAACACTTGCAACAAGATTAAATGCGTATTTTATTTCGCCAATTGCGTCGTAATATTCCCAGGCCTCGGACTGCCATGCAGAAGAGTTTGCAGAGCGACGACTCTTAAACTGTTCAAATTCTGCCTTGTCGCCTACCCGAATTTGAGTTGCAGCAGCGGTGAGAGAACGTATAGCGGTGTAAGGGAGTGCTTGCACTTGCCCCTGTGGTGAAACGAATGCTCCTAAGGAACCAGCAGTAGGCCGTGTAGAACGCGTTGGTTCTGCAGTATCTCGGCTAAATACGCCCACTATTTCTCCTTGTCGTTAACGCTGCGGAATATGAGATGAGCATTTAATTATTCTCATATGCGGACAACAAACTTGCTACTGCAGACAGAGCAAAAGCTATCGCAAAAAAGCAAGTAATTTCTTGACTAATTGTATACCAAAAAACAAACCCTAATCCTACCCAGATGCTCATACACCACTCGCAAGTGAATAGGTATCCAATCTTTGTCTCGGATGGATTGAACCGATTAAAAATCTTTTCCCGCGGACCGTTAAAGAGATGATCTGTTGTTAAAAATCTAGTAACGCGATACGTTGCTAGTGCAAGAATAGTAAAAGTAATAAAACTAATGTCAGACATTAGGTGTCCCTTCGGTTTGCCCTATTTAAAGAGGTTATCGGAGACCAGTTCTTTAGACGCGAGCCACACCCACAACCCCTGTCTTTTGAGGCGGCAATAATTTTTCCAGATTCTGTAACAAAACGGGTAATAGAGTTGGTTTCACTGTTTTGCTGAGTAAAAGTCTCGCTAAAAACTGTAACCGGACCTGCAGATGAGTCAACGCCTATGTAAATAATGCCCGAAGATGCAATAACTCTGGCTGTTTCTATGTATTTTGCCCCTGCAACCCCGTGATGCCTTGATGCTGTAACACTTTCTGGATCAAGTGAGTCAGCAGAGTTTTGAGGACAGATAACAACATTTGCTGGAAATATGTCAAAAGTTCGTGCTGGCTTATTTTCTGCCATTTTCATAGGGTTTCTGGGGCTGGAGTTGGGACAAAGTTCTGCCACCCCAGAAGTTGGCGGGCGATGTGGGTTGGCATAATAAGTGGAACTTTTCTACTAGAAATAGGTAGATTTTTAAATAAATCTGCCTCTGAAGTGACAAAAATAGCGTTTTTAAAGGCATCTAAACCGCTTAAATCAGTAACATCAAAAGATAAAGGGGTAATTGGCCTAGAGTCTGTTGAAAGAGCTTGCAAATATCTAGACTGTGGGTTGGTTTTACGGTCAGCGTTATACCAAAATACGCAAACTTGGGCTCTATCATCTGTCATATTAAAGTTTTCCTAATCCTCTGTTGACTCTACGGTACATTGCCCGATTAGAGACCTGTGTTGCCTTTGCAATAGCACTAACTGGGACACCTCTTAGATATAACGAAACCACTAATTCTGTTAATTTCTCGTTAGATTCGGCATAAATTGAAGTTTTAGGGGTTCTGGAGCGGTATCTCTGGGCTAGAGGGGCTAGTCGCTGAAGTTCAGGAATAGTTTCTAAAGGAACTAGAGGAGCCAGGGAATGGGCTGGAAGTGGGTTTTTTTCAGGAAGCGGGATTGGCTCTGTAAAATCAAAAATTCCCTCGTTTGCAGTCCAATTATGGATAGTAGCTTTAGAACGTGGAGGGTTTAGCGCCTTACCAAGAACAGACAGAGACCACCCTTTTGCCCGAAGGGTTGCTAGGCGGCGCGTGGGCGGGTAGGGAAACGCATTTAGATACTTAATTTCGTAATCAGGTAGCGACTTCATTGTCCCATTGTACAGAGTTTTCTTTTAAGTGTTTATCCTCGCAGTCCCTGGCAAGTTGCGGAACTACATAATGTTTTTTACACCAGTCGCAGGTCCATAGATGGGCATATGGATCGGAGGAGTAGGACAAGAAGTTACCCTTTCGGTTACTTTATTTTATAACTACTTGAGGTCGGTCATTATTGAACGATTTGACAGAAAGAGTGAACAGTTACTTTATTTGGATTTGGCCTGCAAGACGGCTGCGCTATATACGGGACTCTGATGAAATCGTTTCCTAAATTTCTTTGCTTCTTCAGCTTCCCAGCTGCGCGTCATCTGAAGCTGATGCAATGCAAAAATAATTTAATAAATTTATTTGCATCTGAGCTGCCTATGTGTTTGAGATTCTTATTGTGTTTGAGAAGTTAATAAGTGTGTGTCTAGTGCTATTGACTTGACAAGAAGCATAGTGTGTGTAATACTAAAGACAACACACAGAGTTGTGTGAAGTTCTAACAAGGGAGAAGCAAGTGACTTACTACAAGGTCAAGTTCATAGATGGAGACCTGTGTCGCGTACAGGCTAGTGATGAAGCACAGGCACAGAAAGAAGCACGAGAGATAGTTCAGGGCGTAGAGGTTCTATCAGTTGAAGCAGAGTTGCCTATGAAGTTAGAGTTCTACTCTGCTATCTATGGAAACAAGTTAGGCGAGACAGTTATCTAAATCCAATAAGAGTTAGCCCCTTAGCCTTTAAGGTTAGGGGGTTATCTTTTTGACACGCAATGGTAATGACTTGACAACACCTAACATAGGTGTAATACTAGAGATACCGTAAAGGAAAGGGAGAAAGCAAATGGGATACTACGACTACCCAGAGACTTACGACTACACCGTAAGTTTTGAGTGCAGTGAGTGTGCACACCGTAATACAGACATAGAAACAAGTTCATTCAGTTCAATGGGTAACGACATTGAAGTTGATTGCCAGCAGTGTGGATACGAGAATACCGTAACCGTTGAAGACACTTCGCCTTGTTGCAGTAGTGACAACTGCCACTGCTAACCGCAAACTAAACAGATACGCCCCCTACCGCAAGGTAAGGGGCGTACTTGTTTGCGTGATTACTTGCCTGTGGCTTGAGCATTCTTCTTATCTACCGCAACGAATACTTCATCAATTTCTTCCATTGATAGTTGTCCGTCTTTGAGATAGGCACGGGATAGTCCTTCGACTACCGTAGCTACTCCGCTTACACCTGCCATAAACACCGCTTGCCAGAGTTCAACTCCAGCAAGTGCACCCGCTCCAATGACTGAAAGTCCTGAAGCAGCGAATACCGCAACGATGCGTAGGCTAACCTGTCGCAGTTTATTTATTGCTGTCATGGGTGTCGTCCTTCCATTGATCTCACACCGGCGCTAAAAAATAGCACCCAACACCGCAAGTTTATCGCAGTGATTGGGTGCTAATTCGTAAAGTTATTATCTCCGGTTGCGAATTGAAAGTGACATTCCTCCACTTGTTGCAGCTGGCGATACCGTAGCTGGTGTTGCAGCTGGCGCTGGTACTACAACTTCAACAACTTCTTGCAGCTCAGCTGCTTCAACTTCTACCGCAGCTTCCGATGCAGCTTTAAATTTTTTACCTCGCGAAGTATTATCCTCCGGCACAACTGCTGCAATTTCTTCTTCAGCCGCAGCCTCAGCCGCAACCTCAACCTCAGCTTCTAACTCTTCTACAACTTCTGCAACTTCAGTTAGTTCTTCCGCGGGAGTGGATTCTTCTGTCATAGTATGTCTACCTGTTTCTTCTAGGACTGTTGGATCTAATTATAATTTGAGCCGCAGCAGCCTAGTTTAAAATTTTTACCTAGAGCTCGCGTCCGGACAGAAGAGCAGCTGAAACTGAAACGAGACCAAGGCCAATCACCAGGTCCGTGTTGTGTGCAAGTGCAGCTGCTATGCAGCCAATACCGCAGAGAGCTGACAAAACAGCTGTCCAAATTATGTTAGTGCTATTCATTTTTCTCCTTAGAAATAGGACAAGCCCTACCCTTATGGGTAGAGCAAGTCCTTACAACCTTGCGACATTTGACTAAATTCTACCTTGCAAGCATCTGGTGTGGTAACTCTTTCAGCCACTACAACCGCTACAAGAACTAGTAGAACGATAGAAATGTTTCGTACTATAACTCCACGCTTTGTGAGGTTCATTGTTTCTCCTTTTGTTTTTGTCGCCCTTGCGACTTTCTAAAGGTATCACACTTTCTCAGTTAGTGTCAATGTCCGACACGCGGGGAATATAAACATCTCCACGCCACATCTCAACGTCAATTGTCTTAAGGAACTGTACGAACTGCTTGTTGAATAGAGACATAGAACTCCGCTTCTTCCTGATTAAAGCGATTGCTTCTTCAGGTGAGTAGCCCTCACGGATAAGCACAAGAGCCGTAACAAGTCCAGCACGGTTGAGCCCTGCTTGGCAACGAATCAACAAGCGCTTCCCAGCCTTCCACTCCTTGTGTGCAAATTTGGCTGTATCGAATAATTCGCTCCAGTCGAAGTGGCTAACGTCTGAGTCATAGATGCAGTAGCGGTATTCCTTTACAAACCAATCAACTGGATTGGCGTATTGGTACATAGTTACTACCGTGTCAAAGAACTCAGGCGTAATGAAGGCTTGTCTACCGCTCCACGCGCGATGATCACCTAGGGTGTCGTTGTTATCTGTTCCGCCTACCCAGAGCCCGTCAAGGACATTACTCCATAAAGGCATACCGTCAATGAAGTCTGAGTAGTCAGGAGCTTCAATTCCGCCAGTTGTTTGTTTAACTTTCGTATTTGTGTTTTTTGTCATTATGTTCTCCCTCTCTTAAGGATTACTTTAAGGGTAACACGAGAGGCTGCTATTGTCAAATCTACCTAAAAGATAATAACTACGGGCTTTTTGGTTGTTATCAAATCGTTATAAAACGGGTATTCTTTTGCCTACCCAAGCAACCACATTGGTAGTAACCGCGTTACCCATTTGCTTGTATCTGTGGGAATCAGCTGTCTTTTCGTCTACCGCAGTCCAGCCATCAGGGAATCCCTGCAGCCTTTCGCACTCAACTGGTGTGAGGCGGCGAACCTTACTTGTAGCAACCATTGGCGTATTTAATCCTCCCGTACCCATAAAAGCCGTAAGCGTATTGACTGTGTCACCCTGAATACGGAATCCATCTGTTCTGTGTGGGTGGAACACGATTGTTTCATTATCTTCTGTCATAGCCACGGCGTGACCTCCTGTTGTGTCAAGCGTGTACATTGGGTCATCTGCTTCCCCATGACCTTTTCCTTGTGGTCCAGCAGTATCTTTGCGACCAATTACTGTTCCTTGAATCGGGTAAGCTGGCATTTCATCCTCAACAACTATTACTACAGCTCGTGTATCCCCAACATCAAACACATTTAATGTTGGATGCACGACTCCTTCAGTCCAAACATCCGCCGGAAGAGAGCCATCTGCAGCTCGAGCTCCGCTGCGAATAGTTTTCACATACCAGCTTGGCATAGAATTTTTACCTTACTCAGCTGGATACTGCAGCATGTCACTAGCTCTCCGAGCAGAAAGAGCTGGTGATTTATCTTCTTCTGGGAAAGTCCACAGCTCGAAGCTACCTACTCGCTGCTCGTTGCTGCTGCGTCCACTACTGTTTGTAGCGCTTTCTTCAGCGGCTCTGGTAATGTTTTCCCGCGACGCTCCGCCCGCCGGATGATCCCCTCGGCTGCTTTCGCGCTCAATGAGTATTTCGGGGAAACTTCCGTTTCCAAGACTTGCGACAATGAAGACTCTACGGCGACGCTGGGGGACTCCGAAGAACTGCGAATCAAGAACGCGCCATTGGATGTCGCTATACCCTGCGTCGGCCAGACTAGTGAGGACGACTCCGAAATCGCGTCCGTTGTTGCTTGATAAAAGTCCTGGGACATTCTCCAGGATGAGAGTTGTTGCCTTGACATGCGTCGCGAAAGAGAGTGCATCAAAGAAGAGTCCAGTCCTGGCACCAGCCAGCCCAGCCCTTTTTCCTGCAACGCTAACGTCTTGACACGGAAATCCTCCGCAGACAATGTCAACTTTTCCAACGAGGTTTTGCTCATCAGCCCATTCCTTTGCTGTTACTACATCATTATGCTTTGGCACATCTGGCCAATGCTTTTCCAATACGGCGAGGCACTTCTTGTCAATGTCAACCTGACCAACACATTTATGTCCACCAGCTTCAAGACCTAAATCAAAGCCGCCAACACCTGCAAATAAAGATACAAAGTTTCCCATGCCGTAAGCTTACCAGCTTCCCCAGGAAAGTCAATGCGCCGCGCCCAAGTAGCTGATACTTTTTTTACCTCCAGTCAGCTACAGCTGCTATCCGGGCCAGCCTCCCGAAAGGGGGGCTTTTTTCTTTTAGTGGCTTTCCTGCGTAACTATGTTTATAGGTCCACCTGAGGATGGATCTAAATTTATTGCTACTGCTAGAGCGGTCTTTAGGTGTTCCTTAGCGCTTTCAAGTGAGCAGTTCTTTTCAACGATTGAGTGTAATGACCCTATTGCGTAATCTCCACCGCTACCAATCCCGTACAGCCCACTTGTATCTTTACTCCACTCATAACCTTCGCCGAGCTCAAAGAGCTGGCCAGCTATAGAAACTATTAGTTGAGATTCCTGAGCTCCATCTTTTCCGTATCCCGCAGCCTCGAAGCAGCTGCGGATAGTTGGAACTACAAACGAGGTAAAAAATTTATCAAGCTTAGCTCCAGTGAGCTCCCCAGGATCTGGCAGCTTAACTACATCGGAAATTAAGTTGATAGCTCTTAAATCACCAGCTGCACCAATTAAGTATCTATCCCTTTTTACAACTTTCCCATTGCTTTTCGGCAGCGTGTAGATACGACCGCCAGAGTCACCGCGAGATAAGCGAGAGTCGTAGCCAATAATTGACCAGCCATCCCCTTGAATGGCGGCGATAGTTGTCATAGTTAGTACACAAACTCGTAGGAGTCGTCGTCTTCATCCCAAAGCGGTGTGCGAAGTCGCTCTTCGTATTTAATTGGGTCCCAGTTATTAGTTTTTTCCGAGATGTCTTCTTCGTCAATGAGCTGATCCAGAGATAGAACCGCAGTGTATCCATCATCTTGAAACATAATTACCAGCTTAGTGTCATCGTTCTCCGCGTCATCAACGATAGCAACTACAAAGGATTCGCCATCTCGGTTGGTGTGGTACGCGCTCTGGACAATTTCTAATTTGCTCATAGTAGCGAGATTACCGCAGTTCTATAAGGGCTATTTTTCCTTGAATTTACTACTTAAAAACGGTGGTGTATCTATCGCTTGGAGCAACTGTCTTAACGACTCTGCTAGTTCCTCCAGGGCTTACCTCTCTGATAATTGCAACAGCAGAGGACTTATCCAGCGACATCTGTTTGTGAGCATACGCAATCGCTAATCCAAGGCTAGCCTGGGCTCTTCCCAAAGGAATTTTTACCTCTCTACCTCGAGAGCTCATCATTGTTACTACATACTTCATAACTTTAATCTACCTAACTAGTTCGGATAAGTCAAGAAAATAGAAAACCCCCTGCTTTCGCAAGGGGCTTTCCGTACTTCTTATTCGCTGAAAGGGCTTGGGAGTCCGAATACGAACCCTCCGCCATTTCCTTCCTCGTCCTGCGAGATTTCAATTTCACCAATTGAGTCATCAGCAAACTTGACTAAAAATACGGGGAATGGTTTTCCACCGAATTCATCGCCTCGCATTTCTACGAACCGTACTATTGTTGCGCCTTCCAAACCACTGTAATACAGAGTGTGAAAGTCTGACTTTAACTTAGGCATTTTATTCTCCCTTCCGCCTATGACATAAGGGTAACACACCTGTCTGACAAAGTCAAGCGTTATTTAGCCACGACTAAGTTTTTATTTAATTGCATGTGCTTTGACACGGCTTTGGTTTCCCGGTAACCGTATCTGGCTAACCGAGCATAAATTGACGAGTGGTTAATTCCTAGCACCTTGGCTAGGCGAATACCACTTACCCCACGTTCAATCTCCTGATTCAGTAAGGCAACAAACTCAAACGCCTCCGCAGAGTTAGTTATAGGCTTCCGAGCCAGTATAGACAGTTCAATCATTCTTGCAGTTACCGCAGGATCTAGTTCTATTTCAATATACTTAAAAACATTGACAGTTCGATTTGGAGCTGCTGGAACTTCTAAAGACTTGACATCTTCAAAGTACATGCGAGGCTCTGCTGCAATCTGTCGTACACGCTCACGAGTCACTCCATGTGCACTAGCAATACTTTGTAGTGTCCACCCAGCTTCTCTTAACATCTTGATGTATTCATCCCTATCTGAGCTATTATCTAACCCCTCGATAGTTTTTATTGCTGAAGCTGGAAGCTCCTGGTGCTGCTGTTTAATAGTTCGTTGTCCAACGACAACTTTTTTTGTTCCCTCTAAACGCGACATTTTTTACCTTTCTTTGTAGTTTGTCATTACTTGATTTATTCAATCTATTACCAATTTCCCAGCTTGTCAAACCGCGTTTAGGAAAAACTAAACGCGCCACCAAAAGGGAATAAGGTGACGCGCTTAGGGATAGGTTAAAGGGATTACCCTATCCGTATTCCGGAGCTAGGACGAAGGGAGAAAAGACCCGCTCGACGGAACTCTTCAACTTTAGCACAACTCTTATTTGAGTTATTTATTGCACTTGCCGCAACACAAACCGTGAATGTACTTTCTTTCCTGCACCTTCATAGCCTGACCGCAACGCCAGCAATTTAGATAAATGTAACTCATCTTACTTCTTAGCCAATATTACGGCTAGGTAAGCATAACGCGCTTGGTTAGCGCACTCCACGTTACAAGCCCAGATGTGCCAGTTGTTCCATACAAACTTTCTTGGACTCTGCTGATCGCAACTTGCGCAACTTGCGCCGGATCCTAATCTTGTTTCCATTTTAGTTCCCTTCTTTTCATAAAGCCCCTTGACTTCATAATTGAATTTTACGGCATCTCTTGGTGTTTGTCAAATAGAAAAACCCTCCGCGTTTCGGCGGAGGGCTTTTCATGGGCTTAAGCGATTAACTTAAAGTTTCTGCTTGGGTGACGGTGCATCCCACCATGTAGGGCGTGGAACTTACGAGCATTCTCTTTTGTTAAGACAATGTCGTCCGCGTCGCAAGTTTCGCAGATTACGAAATGACCAACTGGAACTTTAATTGACCACAGAAAAATAATTGCTTGAACTGTAAAATCGTTGAGGGCTTTGTACCTCACGCGATCAACTCCTTCGATTGTGTTTCAAGTCCCTTTGACTTGATACCTAAAGGTTACAGCATACCCCTGACATTTGTCAATCACATTTACCAAAAAGTTTTACAGCGTCCCGCGGCCCAGGAAAAGATAATTGCAGCTCTTTTCCGCAGCTGGGCCAAATAGCTCGTAATTTTTACCTCGGACTCCCGCGCAAAGAAAAACCCCCGCATCGCTGCAGGGGGCTTTCTTGAAACTTAAGTATTAAATTTCCACTCCGGTCATAACAACATCCGTATCTACGGTGTCATCAATCTCATCATAGCAACCAATGGACTTAAAGTGTTCCCACATTTCTCTGATGTCTTCCCTGTCGGTTGCATCAAAGTCTGGGTGGCTATCCATGTAAGTCTTGTAGTCCTCATCTGGCACACTCATAGACCAGACAGACTCAAAACTACCTTCAAAGATTCCTCTTATGTTCAAGGTGTCCTCTTTCTTTTTAGTATTTGTAGGTGATGTTTAGGTTTTGGTACTTGTAAGGAATTGTAAAATCCTTGCGTACTGGTTCTTCATCTTCTTCAACTTCGTCAGTTTCGTAGCGCACTAAGATTTCGCTATCCTCTTGGGTAACTTCGATTAACTCGTAAGCGTTGTGATCACCTACATAGTCTTTCCAGTTCCGCGTGATGTCCGCGATGGCTGTGTCCATTGTGTCGTACAAGACTTCACCATCTATTTCAATAATGTCTATTGTTCTTAGGTCTGACATTTTTTCTCCTTTTGAGGTTTCCCTAACCTCGTAAACTAAATGTATCACAGGTGACTGACATTTTCAACCTAATCCGAAATTATCTTTTCTGGCCAGCTGGGAAAGCGCAGCAGAAGTTCGCAGCTGGTTTTTTTACCTCGGGGAGCTGTATGTCCGGAAACAAGAAAACCCCCGCGCTAGGCGGGGGCATCTCATTGGGCTTAGTAGTTCTCGTTTACCCAGTCTACGAGTTCTTGCATCGTGTCCGCGCTACGCGCTACCGCTAGAAAGTTCTCATCTTCTAGTAGTAGGTGTTCGGAAACCGTAGTTTCACCCGCAACGAAACCTAGCACCACTCTTAAGTTCAGAGTTGTCATTAGTTGTCCTGTTGTCATTTTTTCACCTCCCATTGTGATAACTCAATTATTGCATTTTTAAAAGTTTATGTCAAGTCTATTCCTGGAATCCTGGAATCCTGGAATCCTGGAATCCTGG